GATTGCAACTTATATGATAGGGGCTGTGTTAGGATGAAAACAATAAATATTAAACTTGGAGATATCAAAGCTTATAGAAGCGGTAGTATAAAGATAGTTAAGAGAACCTGGGGATGGAATCTATTTGAGATACTACTTTATATATTTTTTGGAATTGTAGTCTTATGGGTATTTAACACTCATGATGTACAGGTCGTGCCAGAAGAGAAGGCACAGGCGATAGAGATATGCACTATTGAAGACTTACAGGAAGCACAGACAGTTGATGACGTTCCAGATGTGAGGACTGAGAGCGAGCCGACATCAGCTGTTGAGGTGCCAGGAAAAGCGGGGAAGCCCTCAGAGGCTCAGTACATCGTGGATTGGGTAGATAGTACGGTAACCAATAGCCCTATTAACCTAGAATACGTTGAGGCGCTGTACAGGGCTTCTAATGGCGATATATACCTGACCGAGTTAGCTGTGGGTATTGCATATGCCGAAACTACACTAGGTACGCACCCATCAGTAGCGGGGACTCGTAATACTAATTGGCACGGATACGATATACACAACGGTTATGATCCTGTAGATGTTGATGTATTCGCAAGGCGGTTAATGAATGGGCTTGAATATTATAGAGGTGTAGAGAGCAATAGGGATCTAGCGGTTACTTATACGGGCAACGATAGGGTCGATACGTGGTTAGTGGCTGTTAATGAGGCGATGAATGCGATGTAATTTTGATTAAATTGAGCAGGTGTAGATTATGAAGCGTTGTTCAAAGTGCCGGATTAATAAGGTTAATAAGGAATTCCATTTCGAGAGAGAGAAGGTGGTGAGGGAAATAGTAGAGAACCTGAAGTCACAGAGTAACAGTTATGGTGACGTGATAATGGTAGATTTCGATGGGTTGCTTAATAAATACCTAACCTTAGAGGATAAGAAGAATGCCAAGCTGGATCAACACAGATAGAGAAAGTATCACCCCTGAGAATTACCAGAGGATAGCGGATAAGGTTTTTGTGAGTAAATCGGGAGGGTGGCACGTAGCAAAGGATAGATTTACAATATTCATGGATACGGTATATGAGGATATGGGGTACAGGCCCACACTGCTAGAGAGTTTATTATCGGTCTTTCGGAAGAAGTAATTAATTGCTATAATACCCTATGATACTACGACTCAAAGAGGCTACAACATATTGCAATAAGAGCCATAGCGAGTTGAAAGAAGCTATCGACTTAGGGTTGCTAGAAACACAGCAAGCGCCTAGCGGGGTATACAAGGTATCTTTAGTAAATTTACAAAGGTATTGTATTCTTTATCAGATAAAGTTCTATCCTCGTGGTAATGGGTAGGACACAGGCGAAAGATACGGCATGGGGTTGGTTTAGTAAGTTTATCCGCTTACGGGATTGCTTAGAAACTACAGGTGATAGCGAGTATGGTCTTTGTTGTTCATGTGGGCGTAGGAAGCACTTCAAAGAATTACATGCTGGACATTTTATTAACGGTAGATCGGATACAGTCCTATTTGATGAAACCGGAGTCCATGCGCAGTGTTACCGGTGCAATATGTATTTGAGCGGTAATAACGAAGGATATATAGCGTTCATGCACAAGAAGTACGGGCTTGAATTCACAGCGAGCAAGCTTGTAGAATCGCAAGAGACACAGAATTATAAAGAATATCATTTCCGAGAATTTGCGACAGAGTACAGATTGAAGTACAAAGGATTGAAAGCGCTAAAGTCTCAGGACATTGATACAAGCATGTTACCGTTTTAATAAGCTGAGTAGTATATAACCATGGAGAGATATATCAAACTACCAGATTCTATTGATGGGGTCGTACTGTATTACGATACACACGTAGACATAAGGCTGTATATAGGGCTGCTAGCCCCAAATGGATTATATTACACCGTTGCAGGATGCGTACACACAGGGGCGATATATAGCCCCCGGGCAACAAAAAGCAAAGTATCGGCTGAATTAGTGCAACAGGGCATACCACTTTCGGCTCTTGATCCGTTTGAAGAGTTGGAAAGGATGTCAGGCGAAAAGCTTAATCTTAATCTTAATCTATAGCAGATTGTGGATATAGTATACGTACTCAGAGATAAATCAGATGACGACTACAGAGAGCTTAAATACTCGTTAAGGAGCTTGGCCAGGGTCGCACATGGCAACGTATACATAGTAGGCGGTAATCCTACATGGGGCAAGGGCCTATCATATATCCCCGGTACCGATGACAAGCAAGACCCATCGTCAAACGTGGTCTACAAGGTCCTAGGGGCGTGTAACGATGAGAGAGTATCAGAAGACTTCCTTTTTATGAATGATGATTTTATTTTCCTGAGAGACACGAAGCCCACTAATTACCAGAACGGGTCGCTTAAAGAGAGAGTGCTCACAATGCGAGGTTACGGACTAGCAGGGCACTACTTAGATAGAATGTTAAACGTATTAAGGATACTCCCGAATGCTAAAGATTACGCTCTTCATAAGCCCATGATAATAAACAAGGCAAAGTTTATAGAAATGGTAGACGAGTACTACCCATACCCTGATTCAAGCTTTAGATGTATGTACGGAACCCTAAACAGAATAGGAGGCAAGAGAACTAGAGATCATAAGGTAAGAAGTTCTGAAGATATCCAGTACATCCCACCATGCGCAGATGTGGTATCGACTAACGACAACGCAGGGGAGTTGCTAGAGTGGTTAGATACCCTATACCCTAGTAAATGTAAATACGAGAAATAGTGTATAATAAGATAATAAAATCCTATAGGGGGTTACTATGACTAAAAAGAGTTCAAAAACAAGAAGACAAGAGGATAAGAAGGCCCTCGAATGTATATCAAGAGAGCTATTATTCGACTTCCTCCACGGAGAGAAGGATAGAGAATTACTTGATACTATGTGGAACTTGGCTATAAAGAGGGACGAGGAAAGCATAGACCTTCTGAAGTGGTTTGCTGACCAGTATTTCGGGAAGGCCAAGCAGACCGGAGAGATGAAACTTGATACAGAGAATCTATCTATAAAGTTCACAATAGATGAAGGCTAATATAGCTATTCCGACTCTGGATATTTATAAACCCATACACGATATTAAAAGCGGTGTCATTATTATGATGTCCGGGCGTGGTACTGGTAAGACATGGTTCATGTCCAGATTCGCGAACAAGAAGACACTAGAAGACGGTGAGAGGGTTTGTATCCTTCGAGATGAGAAGACCAAGGTTAAGGAGTCTATACAGCGTGATATTAAAGATGCCTACGACCGAATTAATGAAGGGATGGAAGGAGAGTTGGACAAGTACTATTCATTCACAGACCAAGGCCTTTCTAAACGCAGTGGCGGGGACTCTCTTCTGTTCTCGCTTGGCTTCAGAGCTTCTACTAAAGATGACAAGACAAAAATGAAGGGGCTATCAGGTGTGAAGCTTGTTATCATTGACGAAGCCGAAGACGTAAGGGACGAAGCAAAGGTAAACACCTTAATGGACACAGTCATTAGAGAGAATGCTATTGTTGTCTTTATCCTCAATACTCCGGATAAAGACCACTGGATAATAAAAAAGTATTTCACACTAGAGCCGTCAGAGCATGAGGGATTTTTCATTCCAATCCCTAAAGACTTAAAGAACGTTCATTACTTCTTGCCTACATACAAAGACAATCCTAAACTTATACATCCCGCTGTAGAGCAATACGAGTCTTACGGAGATAAAACATCTGAGAACTACGACAAAGACCATTACCTATCGTCCATTCTAGGCTATGTATCAGAAGGCCGGAAGGGGCGAATATTTAACAACTGGAAGCGTATCAGCGTAGATGACTTTGAAGCTCTACCGTACAGCAGTAAACACGGGCTAGACTTCGGGTTTACTAATGACCCTACAGCACTAGTCGAGATTAAAGAGCATAATAACAAGCTATATTTGAGGCAAAGGATATACGACTACGGTCTAACTAACCCGGCGATAGCTAATAAAGCAAAAGCAATGGGGATTACTGGTAATATCGGGGCTGATAGCTCAGAGCCTAAAAGTATCAAGGAGATAAGCCAGCACGGGGTACGGGTTACCGGGGCAGCGAAAGGGCCGGGAAGCGTCAACGCCGGATTAGACAAAATGATAGCCTTCCGAGAGGTCTATGTCTGTGATGATAGTGAGGACATATGGGAAGAGTATCTAAATTATGTTTGGGCTTTGAATAAGAACAAGATGCCGACTAACGACCCTGTAGACGAATACAATCATGCTATGGATGCTACCCGGTATGGGTTAGATGCTCCAAGCGGAGAAATCTCCGTCTCGTGGGCATGATATACAAATGTTACACAAAAAATGATAGAATATACATATAACATTGCCGTCACATTCCATGGGATTATTAGATATATTCAGACGAGAGCAATCACAGAAGGCTTCCGAGACTACATACAACGCTTCTGGGATTCCATCTTGGCAGGATTACTCACGCCTTATTGACAGTGAAAATTACCTAGAGCAGTACAGTGGATGGACATATAAAGCAGTTAAAACAAAGTCAGACGCATCATCATCATACGAGCCAACCCTTTACAAGATTAACGGAGACGATAGAGAGGAGGTTTCACCAAGCCGTGATCAATTTCTAAGAGATTTATACAGATTTAATAGACATATCACATACCGTGATGCTAGAAGAATTAAAGATATTCACATCGGGTTATCTGGGATGGCGTATTGGCATATTGTCGTATCCGATGAGCCGGGGTATAAATTCGAGTTTCAAATATTAAACCCTCAGCAAATAACGCTTGAGGTAGATACATTCGGTGAACCGTTTCTATACTCATTTCAAGATTCAGACGGTGGCCAACATAAAATAGACCCTGAGAATATTGTAGTATTTAGAGAGCCTCACCCTGTCAGGTTATATGGTGGGTACGGGCCTTTACAAGCCAGTAGGTTATCGCACAACACCTATGAGTATATGAGTCGCTTCAACATGAATGTCTTCGGGAATATGGGGCGCCCTGACGGGTTGCTTGGTTTTGAGAATATAGACGAGGATTCACGCAAGCGAGTAGAAAAGACCTTGAAAATGAAATACGGAGGGGTCGAGAATGCAAGGAAACTTGGAATAGTGAACGCTATCCCTAAGTGGATTCCAATAATGAATAATAATAAGGATTTGGATTTTGTTAATGGCTTAGTACAGATGAGGGACGAGATACTAGCTATTCATGGCGTGCCTAAGCCGTTAGTGGGGCTGACCGATTCAACGTATACCAATTCACTAGAGGCACAGAGGATATTCCAGAGATATACATTGAAGCCTTTGCTAGAGAATGAACAGAGTGTTTATAATGAACAGTTAATCCCTAAGTATTACGGAGAGGCTAGAGAAGATTTATTTATGGAATTTAAGAATCCAGTTGAAGCGGATAGAAAAGAGATAGCAGAAACAGCGACCATCTCTTTTCAAGGTGGCTTTATGACAGTAAACGAGGCCAGAGAAGAGATGGGTCTTGAGGCTATAGAAAGCGAAATAGGTGAGATGTTATTTAATGACCTATCAGTTAGAAAGTTTGATGACTTTAATCAATTAGCGGACGAGATAAAATCAAGAACAGAAGAGGTAGTGCAAAAGGCCGAAGAGGTTGTGGACGAAGTAAAGAACCTTCCACAAGTTACAGAAACAAAACAGACTAAACGGGACAAGATGAAGGCGTTTTATCATGACAAGGCGGTAGAACAGGAAACTGTATTAATAAAAGAAATGGATGTTTTCTTTGAAGAGCAGAAGAAGCGAGTGCTTGCAGGGTTAGGCAACAAGGAAGTAGGGCTAAACTTCAACACCGAAGCAGAGGCCCAGTTAATGTACGACTCTCTAATTGCGACAATATTTGATATATCCGGTGAGTATGAAGATATTGCTAATGAGGTAGTTGTTACCCCTCACAATCTAACAGCTAAGGAACGAGCAGAAATAGGTAAGAGCTTCAAAGGCTCTACCCTACAAGTTAATGAAACAACTAATGGCCTTCTGGAGCAGCTAATAGCCGATGCGAACGATGAAGGGCTTGGGTTAAGCGATATTAGGTACAAAATAGACAACTTATATATAGAATATGGTAGGGGTGAGGAGGCTACACGCTCAGAGACGATAGCAAGAACGGAAATATCCAGAGTAAAGAATTACACACAATCTACAGTATTTAACAGCGATGAAACTATCGATAAAGTCGAATGGCTTACAGCACAGGATAGCTTTGTAAGAGATGCACACGTTTCAGCAGACGGCCAAGTAGTCGATAAGGGCAAGTCGTTTAGTGTAGGCGGTGAAAGCCTAAAATTCCCATCAGATCCAAGTGGTAGTGCCTCTAATACTATCAATTGTCGGTGTACGATATTACCTGTAATAGAATAGATATGAAACTCACAAAACAGACATTTGCACAGGATTCACAAGATAGAATCAACATTCTTATAGAACAGGGGGTAGGCGAGGCGGTGAAGAGCAGGGCCAAGTCGATTAACTCCAATTCTTACAAGAGATCTACACTAGACAAGGTAATCCAAGAGCTAGTCACTGCTATAGCTGAATGGCATAGGGAAGTGGCAGACGTGATAGCAGATATTAATAAACAAATTGACGGATTAGTTATTGACCTCGTAGCACTTGAGGCGAGGGTCGCAGTATTGGAGGCAAAAGATAAAATAGTTTAATAATAGCCAATGCCATTCACAGAAAAAACGGATATAGAAATTAGAATGGATACAGACCAAGATATCGCTGGGGTGTCTGCTGGATTTGATATTGTGCTAGTCGATAATTAATTTGATATAATAGATAATGCTAGAAATTATACGAGGGGATACTACAACTTTGACATTTACACTTACCGACTCAGCAGGGGCGGCACTTGATATTACGGGTGGGACAATCTTTTTCACTGCTAAGTCAAACATAACAGAAGCCGACGTAGACGCTGAGATATCATACGATGCGACTGTTGCCGGTGATGGTTCTGGAGGGATCGCTACAGTATCCCTAACCGCTTCGGATACAGATATCGCAATAGGCGGGTATAGCTACGATTTACAGGTTAAGACTTCAACAGGGGATATCCTTTCGGTACAAGCGGCCCCTTTGAAAGTGGTACAGGATGTTACACTAAGAACAAGCTAATTTTTATATTAAAAGACATGGCAGCAACAGTATCTATATCAGAGAGTAACGGAGCAGGTGAGATCATAACAGCTTCTATTACTAACTCAAATATGGGCAGTACAGACGCAATCAATCTTGTAAGCGCTACTTACCCGATTACACCGGGCAATAACTCATACGAAAAGTGGCAACGAATTAATGTCACTAATTTGGGCGGGTCAACATCTATCAGTAATTTGAAAGTGTGGCGAACAACATCACTGAGCGGGTCAGATGCACACGACACAAACGCGCGCGAGTCTAGCTATGGGGGTGCCGAAACATACGCAACACCAATAGCGACTACATCTACGCTTGCTACTCAGGCAATGCCAACTAGTGAGCCTACAGGAGCTAACTTAGGAATTGACGGCTCGTTGGCTGGGACATTAACGGCTACAGGGTATAGCGATTACCTGATACACCAATTGCAAACAGATTCAGGAACTACAGCAGGGGCAAGCACTACAATGAATTACCAGTACGACGAAATTGCGTAACTTATAAACACAATGCAATGTGGAAAGACAAAGAAGGGAATACAATCCCGCAGGAAAAATGGAGATGGCGAGCTGTCTATGCTGACGGCTCTATTCTTGAGCAGTTCGGGGCTGATAATGTCTTTCACAACTTCCACGATATAAACCAAAAGGCTCTGGATGGGTTTACTATGTATTCGGATACAGGGTTGCACACTCTACACATGCCGAAGTGTGCAAAGCTTATACATTTTTACAGGAATATTGTCTTGAATCACGGGTTACCAAACGAGCAATCTATTAGATTGTATTGTTTTGGGTACGAGATAGGCACGTGCAAGGTAATGATAGTGATCTTGCCTGATGACTCTACTGTTTTAATAGATGATATTGATAGGATAAAAATTCACTAATGGCACTCTCATTCAATAACAGCACGGACGATGTAACTCTATCAAATAGGATTAGTACTTCAACAGATGACTTTACGATACAGGCTTGGGTTAAGCCTAATTTGGCACAGGCTACGGGCTGTATATTTAGCAATGGCGATGATGCGGGTGGCTATGGTATGTTCGCAGGGGCGGCATTTGATAGTAGCGGTAGCAAGTATGTAGGGTTGTTGGGTTCTGTGGCGTGGGCTGACCCTGGTGTAACAATGACCGATGCAACATGGCAACACCTCTTGCTTATAAGAGATTCAGGTACGCTTTCTTTATATCTTGATGGCACAAAGTCAACAAGTGTTACAAACACCCCGAACACTCCGACAAGTGGTTATGCTTCTATCGGTATGCAGTTTAATAGTGGTAGTGAGCAAAGACATTACGATGGGGCTATAGCTGAGGTTGCAATGTGGAACTCTGTACTATCAGTAGGTGATATTTCCGATTTAGCAGGTGGGTTGTCAGCAGACCAAGTCAGTTCTGCAACTTTTTATATGAAACTGACCGATACATCAGGCGATATTGATATTGGTAGCGTAACTGCTACGGTAAATGGGACAACAGAAGTAGCCCACCCTACAATCGACTACGGTTCTACTACTGTTTCAGTTACAAAGACGCTCGGATATTCGGTTCAAACGGGTTCGTCAACAACAAGGTGTGCAGATTATTCAATATTGACTGATAGCTCAACAACTAAGGGCGCAGATTATTCAATATTGACTGATAGCTCAACAACAAAGGACGCAGATTATACTATTTTAACAAGCGATTCAGCTACAAAGGACGCAGATTATACTATTTTAACAAGCGATTCAGCTACAAAGGCGGCCGAATATTCTGTATTAACACAAAGCGACAGCACAAAGGGTTTAGATTACTCATTATTGACAGCTTCCGGCACTACAAAAGTAGCCAGTTATTCAGTGGAAATAAGCAGTTCTGAACAGAAAATTCTCGAATATAGCGTAAAATCACCTGTTTCGGCTCAAAAGGTACTAGACTACAACGTTTTAACAGCCGCTACTACGCAATTAGAGATGGGATATACGGTAACAACTACCGGGTCAATTGCTATTCAAAGAGCATTAAACTACTCGATTCAGACCGGCTCTAGTGCTACAAGGGGGTTGGATTACTCAATAACCACGTCTACATCGCCTACAAGGGAGTTGGATTACTCGGTGCTATCTGAAGTGAGTACTCAGTTAGGCTTAGAATATGTCATGAGTGGTGGCACCCTTCTATCGCTTGGGTTACAGTACGCAATTTCAGGTCAACAAGCACCGGTACAGATTAATGGGGTGGTAACTACTAATGCAATAACAGCCACCCTCGATGACGGGGCAACCTCCGGAACTGTATTAAGCGGTGGGATATCCGGAACGGTATCGGCTTAGGGTGGTATTAAAAAGTGGAGCATAATTTGTTATAATAATGTTATGAAAACAAAACACACAGAAGGACAAGTAGAGTTCGGTAATAAATCTTATACCGTGACGCTATCACGTGAGGTTGCAGATAGAGACGGTGAAGTCGTAGTAATTGACGGGATAAATATTGATAACTTTGCAAAGAATCCTGTGCTACTAGATGCCCATAATATGGGCGGTTCAGTTGTCGATAATGTACTTGGTAGAGTATTAAACCCTCGTAAGGAAGTTGATAATACAGGGGTGAATGTATTGAAAGGCGAATTAGAGTTTGCTAATACCCCTAGAGGTAAGATAGCTAAAGCCTTAGTCGATGGTGGGTTTGTTAAAGCTACATCCATCGGGTTTAAGGTGTTTGATTATGATAGAAAGAGTGGCCAAATACCTCAGAGTGAATTATACGAATTATCACTTGTGAGTGTGCCAGCTAACACATATGCGGAAATAGAATCAAAGGGCTTGAAGGCCGAGGAAATAGGACAGGAACTAGTAAAGAGGCTCAAAAACCATGCAGACACAAAGCCAGCAGTTAAAGAATACAGAAAATCATTTATGAGTACCGAGCTTACAGACATGCTTGGGTACGAGAAGACAGGCGATGAAGTAAAAGACGTTGCCGGGATATATAAAGCAATAATTGCGAAGCTTGCCAGTTCTGAGGAAACCCCAAAGGACACTACAGCCCGTGAGGAGAACCCGAACGAGGTAGTTTTAACGGTCAAAGACTTGCAAGAATTGATAAGAGAAAATTTATAGTTTAGACTTTCAGAAAATGAATGACGAAAAGAAAGTTGATGCACAGGCTACAGTTGTAAAGTTCGATAAGAGGGAACTTGCAGAAGTGATAGCCGAAGCGTCAGCAAAGAACAAAGAGACAATTGAGAAGAGACAAAAAAAGGTTGATGTTTCTCCAGTTGAGGAAAAGAAACTTAAAGAAGCAAAGAGCAGAGAAGTAGAGATAGCCTTCTTCAAAGCATTAGCAACAGAAGACTACGCAACCCTAAAGGGCATGCACGCAGTAAGAGCTAAAGCGTTGAACGAGGGTACAGGCTCAGCAGGTGGCTACTTAGTCCCTACAGAGTTTGAGAAAAGAGTACATGACAAGCTAGATGACTACTCAAAGGTAAGAAAAGAAGCTCAGATTTTGCCTATGAACAGCAAAGTGTTAAACCTAAACACATTAGTTACAGATGTTGCTGTTACTATTGAAGGTGAAGCAGACCAGATTGCAGAATCAAATGCAGCATTCGGAGAGCCAGTTTTGACAGCTCGTAAGTATGCAGCAATTTCGGCATTTTCTTCAGAAGTATTTGAAGACGCAGAGATTCCTTTGATTGAGTATCTAGCAGGGCGATATGCACAAGCATTATCACTAACTGAGGAAGGGCAGTTCATTTCCGGTGCAGTTTCCGGTTCTGAGGGACTTCTAGCCATTACAGGCACTTCAGCTGTGACAATGGCCGTTGCGTCAGTATTCACAGATGCTACCTGGGACAACTTAGCAGATATGAAGAACGAAATAATGGAATACAGTGTACTTGAAGGTGAAAATGGCGTTTTCGGTATGCACCCGTCAGTATGGAATGCAATTTTGAAGACCAAGCCAACAAATGCAACTTACTACGGAACTAACCCACAAGACCAAGTCGGCCTTATGGCATGGGGTCAGAAAGTAATTCTTTCTAACAGCTTCCCATCAACTACAGCCGCAGCTACAAAGTTTGCGTTTTATGGTGATCTAAGCAAGCACTTAATGATCGGAGACCGAACAGGCCTCAAAGTTAAGATTCTTGAAGAGGGTACAGTTGGTTCTAACAACTTAGGCGAGCAGGATATGCAAGCTCTAAGAATTGTTAAGAGAACAGGAAATACAGTTGTATTACCAGCAGGGCTAGCAACATTAGCAACAGGAGCGGCTTCTTAGAAGTTGTACGTTGTTTAACGGTTGGGGTGTATTCACCCCTTCCGCTAGATAATTTTAGAGTTAATCTCTATGAAGGCACAGGCCAAATTAAACTTCGCCTATCAAGGCGTGCGATACGTTGGTGGTAAGATCTATACAGTATCTAAGGAAGTGTACAAAGCAATCCCTGATGAGTTTATTGTTATTAAGACTCCGAAAAAGAAGGAAGTAAAGAAAGCGAGTAATAAGCAAATTAAAAAGTCAAAGACTAAATAATGGCACTAGTATCACTAAACAGTGTAAAAGAATATTTATCAATCACGAGTACAAAAGACGATGCCCTTTTGACTAGCTTCGCCACCATTGCAGGTGCTAGGCTAGATGCTCTAGTCGGACGTAGCCTAGCAAGTACTGTATACACAGACGAAGTGTTACAACTTGAAAGAACCGTTCATGACTTGCAAGGGTGGGTTAAATTCGATTTAGCAAGTGCGAGGTCGTATATCTTTTTGAAAGAGTACCCGATTACCACATTCACAGAATTAGAGGTTGGAGGCGATGCCCTCACGGTAGATGAGGATTACTACCTTCTACCCGGTGAGGGGGTCATTATCCTTGCGGTAAGTGTAAATGATACATACAAGAACGCCCTAGCAACATACACAGCGGGCTATGCCGAAGACGGTGCGCCAGTAGAATTGAATTGGATAGTATACGAGATGGTCAAGATAATGTATCAGAACAGTACAGCACCTGCAAGGGGGTCTAAAGACGTGGCAAGCGAAAAGATAGGCGAGTACTCAGTTACTTACTCGACCGAGGATGTAGGGTCATTTGCAAGCTCAGGCGAAGTACAAACAATTATCAGTAAATACAAGCGTTACTCACTATGATAGATGACTTATTGAAGTATTCCGTTACAGTTAAAAGAAAGTCATTAGATGCTACTACCCGGAGGGATATTGTAGCTACTGTTGGTACGGTCAACGCACTTATTCAGGCGGTGTCTAACTCTAGTAACTTGACAGTAGGCAATGAAATCGGCAAGGAGTATATAATTTTCTTTGCTGATGGTACTGATATTTGGGTCGGTGATCAAATAGAATATAATAGTGTCGGTTTTAGGGTAGACAGCGTACAAGAAAGAAATTCATTATATTCTAGTAACAAGTTCTATAGTGTGCGGGCTACTAAGATGAATACTACCGCATTATATTCATGAGCGATATACAAGTTACTGTTACAAAGAGGCTACACAGGATACTAAAAGACCCTAACATGATTCCACATGTGACACGGCTTATAAACAGGGGCAAAAATACAGCTATAAGAGAATACAAGAAAGAATCGCCTGTAGATATTGGGATATTACGCAATTCCGTAGCGGCTAGGAGATCAGGCCTTGGCTATATCATAAGCACAAACGCCAAGAGAGGTGGGAAGCCATACCCGATATTTGTGCATGAAGGTACTTATCAATTCAAATGGGCTAGAGATTATGGAAGGCGTAGCGTAGGTAGAAAGCCTTTAAGCTATCTTGATTCCGGAAAGGGTATACGCCCTAATAAGTTTGCAGATAGAGCCAGAGCAACAACATACACATTTATACAAAAGGAAATGAAAGGCTTATCAGATAAATTATCCACTCAATTCTAATGGCTGTTATATATAGAAAGGCACTACACGATAAATTAATAACCGATTTTAAGCTTCTTACCTTCCCCGATGATACAAACGATATATTTGTAGAGGTTAGAAAGTTTTTTAAGGACTTTCCGTCTTTAGGCCCTACTTGCGCAATCATGCCAACAACCCCTAACGTAGAGGTACAGGGGCTTACAGCAAATGATAGAGTCCTTGGATTCTCAGCTATCGTTTATGATTCAGTAGAGGGATCGGAGGATGCAGACGATGGCGAGGACAGGATCGATAGGCTGGAAGATATAGAAGATATGATAGTCGCTTATTTAGAGCAGATTCCCAACCCTGTAGAGAGAGAAGTCACAGGTGTACACGCTTATAAAATAGAGGTGTTGCCAAGCTCATACACTTATGAAGGCGATGTAGACGGCACTAGATTATATTTACAAATGGACTTCAATATCTATTGTAATGTAAATGTTACATAAATTTTGCTATAATTAAATACATGGAAGAAAAGAGTACGAAAAAGCCTGTAAAGGTCACTTTAACCGCATATATTGACGGTAAAAAAGTCTTTATCACTGGCAAAACACTTGAAGAGGCAAGGGCAAAGGTTCAGAATGTCACGGCCACAAAGGGTTAGAAATAATTTGATATATTTATACGATGGCAAACGGAATTAAGAGGAAAATTACAATGGGTATCGCAAAAGAAGGTACTTTCAACGTAGCAGAGGCTAGCCCAACATATGTATTACCGAATGTTGAAGCTTCGTTCAATCCAGTTGTTAATTATGCCCAAAACCAGTCTATGCTAGGCTCTAGCCATATGACAAGCACAAGCATGGTTACAACAAAGCACCAAGAAGTGAATTTTACAATGAAAGTTGATGAAGACGTTCTAGGATTGCTACTTTTACAGAACTATACAGACTCTACAGCGGCATCAGCAGGTGAAACAACTGTATACGACCACACTTTCACATACTCCAATTCTAATAACGGAGCGTCTTATACAATCTTTATCCAAGACGATGAGCGAGGCGATTTGATTATCAAGGGATTCAGATATGAGAACCTTACAGTAACACCAGTAGTAGACGGGTTTGTTACAGCTCAGATTACAGGGGTTGCAAGTTTAGAGGCTTCAGGTTCAGTTACTAACAGTATCTCTACATTACGAGAGTTTGTAGGACGACATGCATCATTCCAGATTGCGGCTTATGAGTCGTCATTGGCAACTTTCGGGTTACTTACAGCTGAGCTAGTACTTTCTAGCCCACTAGTAGGAGATGACACAAGGTACGAATTAGGATCTGCTGACCTTGCAAACAACAGCACATTAGGGACAGAGATTACTTCTACGGTAGAAGCTCTATATCCAGATGAAACCTACAAAGACTACTTCTTAGCAGGTACAGCGGTACACTCAGCGATAACAGTTACAGACACAGCACGGTTTGTTGATACTTCGGTCGCAAATACTAGCCCTTCTATAGCTTTCACAGCCCCTCACCAGCATATTACGGCCGGTACATGGACTGATGCGGGAGCAGATGAGTTAATGAAGCAGAGCATGACACTGACTGCTAACGATATGCCAGGTGTGAGCGGTGCGCCTATGGGAATAGTAATTACAAATTCAGTAGCGAGTTACTAATAAGTTTAATAAATAGAGTTAATGGCAATTGTAAGGAAAATAAAACTAGATTTAAGCGTGTACGACGTTGATTGGAAGGGGTGCTATATCTTGTTTAAGATCGCATCCTTCCGAGAAACCATCGACATGCAGAAGAAAATAAGCAAGGTCGAGAGAGATTTATACAAGATTGATAAAGGGATAAAGAAATTAGAGAAAAAGGACGGAGATGTGCTTGAGTTACTAGAAGAAAGAGACGCTCTATCTACTAATCAATTAGATGTTATGGTCAAAGTCATAAGAGGGCAATTCTTATCTGGTAGCGTGCTTGATTCTGAGATTCGGGATATGACAGCTGATGATATAGAAATGTTTGACGTTAAAATACTTGGCGAGTGCGTGAAGCTTATTACGGGACAACTTGAGGGAAAAGCTTAGAGGCTCTACAGGGGGTGTTCAACTCAGCAGAGCCAGATGTGGAGGCTTCGTTACTATACATGGCTTCTAGATATCAAAGAGAGGTCGGAGGGCTTACTTATCAGCAGGTTATGGACGAACAACCGTCATGGATATATTTTACACTCAATGCAATTAACTTAGAAGAAGAGTTAAAGCAGAAACAAAATGAATAAGTCAGTTATAGACATCCGAATACTTGCAAAAGATATGGCCTCCGGGGTACTCGGGAATGTCTCGGCTGCCTCGGATAGGGCTAGTAATAGGTTTTCCAACTTTGCAAAAGGGGCCGCTAAGTTGGCGAAAATAGTTGCAGGGGTTGGTGTTGGTCTCGGGGCGTTGTCTACAAGTTTTTTATTAACAGCATCTAAGGCCGAGGATATGACACCTGCGTTTGCTAAAGCCTTTGGAGAGCCAGAGGAAGCCCTGCAAAAGCTTAGAGTGGCAGCGAAGGGTACAATAAATGATATAGACCTCATGGGCGCGTCTAATAGGGCTTCTTTGCTCGGTGTTGCGAATAGTGTAGATGACTTATCAAAGCTCATGGTTACTGCTAGGTTGAGGGGTAAGGCGATGGGTCTTAGCACTACTCAGGCGTTTGATGACCTTGTAACAGGTATCGGGCGCGGGTCGGCTATGATTCTCGACAACTTAGGGATCGTTATCCCTAGCGCGGTCAAGAAGACTATGGAGAGTATGACAGATACTGAAAAAAAACAGACACTGTTGAATTTCGTTATTAAGGATGGCTCTACCCTACTTAAAGAATTAGGGGAAGACTCTATAACAACATCGGATAGGTTTGCGATAATGCGGGCGCAATTCGACAATTTGCGCCAAAGGCTCGGGGAAGCGTTAATGCCGTTGTTTACTGTCTTATCCGATACTATTCTACCGGGGGTTATAGAGTGGGTAGGAAAATTCGGGCAAAGCTTAGAGGATAATGAAGCTGATATTTTAGAATTTGCTAAAAATGCCGGGAAAGCAATGTCCTCGTTCTCAGACGGTGTCAAAGAGGGGCAAGGGCAAATGATCGAAAGTACAAAAATACTAGGAGACTCTTACAACTCCGAATTCCGAGATATAGACGGGGAAATAATAACACTCGAAAATTCCTTTGAGAGCTTAGGGATTGCATGGGGTATATTCACAGATGTAGCGATAACACTAGGGGCGCTCATCTGGAATACGGCTGGGCTTGTTTTCCGTGGTTTAATTTGGCTAATAGGTAAGGCAATAGAGGGCTTTAAGTTAATGGCTACCGGCAATCAGTGGTCGGACATTGGGAAGAGTCTTAACATTGCGAAGGAAAATTTTAAGAACTGGAGAAGTGTTATAGTTGACAATGTAAACGAGGTCATACAGGCTATTAACAGAATCCCTGGAGTAGACCTAAGAGAGATATCCCCTACTAGCGGGGTAACTAGGTCATTTAGTGGTGGGGTTGGTGCGGCTAAAGCCCGGGGAAGTGTAACGAGCGCAACGGGGTCTAGTTTCTTCGGGGGTGGGTCTGAATCTATAGTGCTACCTAAAGGCACTCAGATTAACTCAGCAGAAAAGACCTCACAGCTAAAACAGAACAAAGAAACGACAATAAACTACTATTCACAGGGCGATACTAATCCTGAAATGGTAGCTTCTAACTTGGCATTCCTTCTCAGATGATAGTAATTACATACGGCACTTATGGTTTAGATTCTACAAGCGGTATAACCGTAAACAGGGCAACCGGATTAGACACCCCTCCGATAAGAACATCAGAGGATAATATAACCAATAGGGACGGGGGCAATATATATAGCCAGCACTGGGGTATGCGACAGATATCTTTTGAAGGGGTTGTACAGGGTTCGGACTCAGCCGACTACTTCACGAAGAGAAACGCCCTTGTAAACGCCTTCAATCTTGACGGGAAGGAATTATCAATTGCTAACTGGGCAGGTACAGTAAGAACTATTAACTGTAAGGTAGTCCAAGCCCCTATATTCAAAGATGAAACAGGGCGAGTAACCTTTACAGAGTTTAGAGTTGTTTTGCAGGCTGAGATACCATTTTTCCTAGGTTCGGCTAGTACATACTCGGCAACATTAGCGTCAGGCGGTGGTACTCCGATTGCTACAGCAGTTCCGGCGGCACTCGGTGCGAGTTCGGCAAATAGATTTACCATAACAAATGATGGCGGTGTTGACGCATATGCAGGGTTCACGATTGACGTGACCGGCATTGTAACAAATGCAACTTTAACCAATCTAGCCACATCAGAGAGCTTTACAATAGCAACTACGATAACGGCAGGTGATTATGTAGAGGTGTATAGGGACTCTCAAGGCCTTCATGTCTTGAAAAATGGAACTGTAGACTGGTTTACATTCTTTGAAGGGGATTTTTTTGAAATAGTACAGGGCAATAATACGGTAGTATTTACAGCAACTAGCGGAGATGGAATTGTAGAAGCGGAATTTAGCAAACCTTATCTATCAATCTAATGTACACAATAGAGCTATACAGAATTGACGTAAGCGGTGAAACCTTTGAGCGGGTGGCAATCCTCGATAACTACAATGGGTTATCGTTTACCAAGAAGAAAAATAACATCGGGTTGTGTACATTTTCACTAAACCTATTCGACCAATATGCAAGGCGTGAAAATTTAATACCTTTTAGAACGCAAATAGTAATTAAAAAGAATGGGGCTTTTGTGTGGGCGGGGTTTATATCCAACGTGTCTACACAGTATCAGCCAGATGCGGGTGTCGTGATGGTCGAAGGGACTGAATACATGGGGCACTTTTTAAACAGATATACAGATAGGCTAGTTTACTACTCGGCTGAAGACGCGGGCGCTATATTTTGGGGGTTGCTTGAAGCCTCTCAAGATAAAACTAACGGATGGCTAGGCGTAAACGAAGGGACGATAGAGGCAACTGCAGATAGAGATAGGACTTATGAGAATAAACGCATACTAGATGCTGGAATAGATTTGACAGCGGTTTCGGGTGGGTTTGACTTCGATACTACTATTCTTTCTACAGCTTCGGGCGGGTTTAACGGGATTAACCTAAATGTCTATGCGAGTTTGTCGACTGTGAGAACCGGTATTCCTGATCTAGAAATAGGCGAAAATGTAAACGGAGTCGGAATGATACTAAGAGAGAATATTATCAATTCTGTAATTGCCTATGGTGCAGGCACTGGTGAAGACGCTATAACATCAAGTGATGAAGACGCAACAAGCCAGATTAGTTTCACAAGGCGAGAGGCTATTCTTTCTCGGTCTGATATCTCCGGGCAAGATACACTCGACAGTAAAGCAGAGAACGCAGTGAACGAATCAAAGGCTGAGAAATTCAAAATACAACTGGAAATGATTCCGGATAGAAAACCTGTCTTTGGGTCTATGAATTTAGGAGATATTGTACCTCTAAAGTTTAAAACGAAGGGGCAAGACAGCTATCTGGATATTGAAAGAACTGGCGAATTGATAGAATACAAGGTAAGCCCCGATGAGAACGGCGTCGAGTTTGTAACATATACAGTGCTTACATGATAAAATACTTAGTATTAATAGTTATAATTGTACTTATGAACCCTTTACCAATAGATACAAGGTTAGTTGACAGAATAAACAGCCTAGAAACTCGCCTAGAGAATATCGAAACAACGAGACAGCCTTATCAAGCGGGCTGGGTTTCTACTAACCATTCATTTGTGGCGTACTCGAATGCGTATAGCATCAGCTACACGGACGACAGTGTAATAAAGAATGTTGTTGTAGGGACTAAGGCCAGGCTAATCCAAGCCAGCGGCACGGGGTACTTCTTTGTGTGGAAAGTAGATACAACAGCAAAAAAGATATACTTATTAGGGGGTGATTCGCATACGGTGTATAACGAAGCAATTAGCGGTATATCTATATCTAATCAGCAATATGTAGATGGGTTCCCGCAACAGATGACACATAATATAAGCCGACAATTTCTTGATGCAGCCGGTACACCTTTAACAACTGTTGCAGGTACACTTGCTTATAATTTTGTCGGTAATATGATTATATTTTTTATAGATACTGGAACGGTTGCGTTTCCATCGGGAGGGTTTGCAGCTTATTATATGACAACTGGGCTTGCTACATCCGACTATCCACAGCAAAATGCAATGGAAGCGCAGATACATACAGACACAAACACGCTGACAATAACTGACGTTGAAGTAGATATTAAATTTACAACTGTTACTGTAGGGGGGAACGAAGAAGCGTATCTATCATTTGTCGGTAATATCCCGGTGGGGTCTTACCGGTGGGTAGATATGTTAGTGGTGCCGATATCGGATTTGTAAATAAAATGTTATAATAATGTTATGGGAATGAACGTATCAATAATCAATGGAATGGGGGATTATACCGCCGGCACAGGTGCGGACGAGTCCGATTTGATGCATATCGCTACGGATTTTGTAGCAAATGCGGGTGTCCAATCGGTAACAGACACAGACTTTGAAGTATCAGAGAATAGCCCAGCAGATAAGAGTGTAGATATTGCTGTCGGTACTGTCTATGTAGAAAACTATTCTTATTCAAAGAACATAGGAAAAGCAAAATTCTACAGGGTAGAGAATAACGCAATAATAAACCAACCGATCACAGATAATGTATCTGGTAATCCACGTATAGATATTATCTATGTGAAGGTAGACCAAGTTACAACGCCTGACGGCTCAGCAAGTAATGTTTCTTCAATCGAAGTAGAAGAGGGAACTCCAGCGGCTTCACCAGTTGCACCAAGTATGCCGGCCTCAACAAGTGGATATATCATTTCGGAAGTAGCGGTAGCGAATGGCTTTTCGAGTATTACAGATTCAGAAATTACAGACAAAAGGGTAGTATCAGAGTTAGAGGCGGGGGGTGCGGTAGTCTTAACAGAAGACAATACCAAAACTATCACAAATAAAACAGTAGAATTAGAGGATAATACCTTAACGAATGAGACACTAGTCTCTGCCTCAATATCCGGGACACAATCTGTTGCGACCAGCACTGCCACAACATTTATTGCTGATAATGTAGAGTATGACCTTGGTAGTAACTACAATTCATCGCTTGGTGTGTATACCGCTCCTTCTAGTGGATATTATAGATTAGAATCTATAGTTAGGTTCCAGAATCCTGGGACAAATACAGACATTAGAGTCATAAATCAGATCGGAACGGTATCCAGGACAAAATACTATAGAGGAATTTCAGCGACAATATCAAATACTATGACTTTCTCTATGAGTGGATACGTTGCTAGTGGTGGCTCAATATATGTAGATGTATTCCAAGGATCAGGAAGCAATAAAGATATTATAGCCACATCGGCCTTACAGATTCAAAAAATATCTAGCTAGTATGACAAAATATATCACCTAATATAGACTACATGCTGGATGGATAACGAGACACTAAAAACGCTAATACGGCTTGAAGAAAGAATGATTACAGTCCAGGGCCATATTAAGGATATGAAAGAGAATTCTGTAACTCGGGACGAATTTCGCCCAGTACAAAATGTCGTGTACGTGTTAGTCAGTGCTGTAGGGGTTGGCGTTATTGGTGCAGTATTAAACTTAGTCTTGAGAGCGTGACTGAAAGAGCAAAGCAACATCTGATACTAACTCCGGTGGTAGGGGCAATACTCCTTATGTTACTAGGGATATATTGGACAGTTCGGCCATATAATATACAGGAGCACAACCTAGTGCCGTACACTGTAGAGGAAAAAACAATCAAACAAGGAAGCCCACTAATATACGAGGTGAATTTTTGCAAATTCACCAACCATGAATCTAAGATTGAAGCGAGTATTGTCAATGGGGAAATACACATATTGCCGATTCAAATTGGCAGGTTACCAGAGGGGTGTTACCAAGCAGTCGTTGAGAAGCATTTACCACATTTAGCACCTGGAGTCTACAAGTATGTCGAGAGTATTACATACCATGTGAACCCGATTAGAGATATAACGTATGTATACGAGTCAGAATTATTTGAGATAATAAGATAATGAAATTTTTTCTGAATGGTATCGAACTAAGCAAAGCGTTAGTTACTCAAAATGAGGTAGGACGGTATTATTACAATGGGGCTACATACTGGAGGACTACACTAGACAAGTTCGACACTGCTACACCGCCTAAAGGGTTTAAGGCCTATACAAACGGCAGCCATAAAAGCTACAAGCACCAGAATCCTCTAGATATCTATGCACAGCAAGACTGGAGCATCACTTGTGGCGAAGACCTAAAAATGAAATCACAGACTATCGCAGATGGTAGTTATTGCGTTGTATCGGGCAATGGGTTTGATGTATTACTCGTACATACCTATAAATGGGCAGGGCTTGGAAAAACTATAAGAGCGGGGCAAGTTATTTGTAAAATTGCGCCTAAGATAATAAGCAAAGTGGCCCCACACCTGCATATATTCTCAACACCAGTGAGCATCAGAGATATAATTTTAGATAATAAGCCTATGGTAGTAGGTACTAGGGTAAAGTGGAGACAGGACACGGCAGTCATGCCGTCTAATAAGACTTTAAGCACCGGTGCGGTGAGTGAACTTATAAGCACGGAGATCAGAACCGAAGGCGGTTATGAGAGAATGAATTTTAATACAACCGATTCGCAGGGCTGGAGTAGAACAAAGCACATAGAAACAGGAAAGATTTACCTTGATATCACGAAGGATAAAAAAACAAAGTCAGACGGTACAGTTATTCTACCTCCGGTAGTTAAACCTCCGGTTCCAGATTGCAGAGAAGAAATCAAAGAGCTAGAATCCAAGAATGCAAAATTAGGACAGGAGATAAAGGCCCTGAGATTAGCAAATTCAGCGCTTACAAAGGGGTTAGGGGTCGCAAACGAGAAAATAGATAGAGTAGCCTCATCTTATGCAGACTTTATAGAGGCAATAAATTCTTTAAGCTAGTGCCATTAAACCGAATACAAAAGGGCGCGGACAGATCAAGGCGGACTGGGACAGAACGGAAGAGATAACACAGAGACGGGAGGATGAAAAGTTGCGGAGGATATCTATTTTAGTCTTAGTAGGGTTCGCTGTAGTACTTTATATTTTAGGGGTAATATATTAATGGAAACAATAGCAATGGTAGTTGGCGTGCTTGTAACTCTTTTTGTCGCAATTCTTAGGCGGTATATAGAAGTCAGCAGATTACAGGCATCAGGGATAGCACTGGTAGCTTCTCTAGGGGCTGTAGTGGGGTTAGGACTCTATGATGGGTCACTACAGGTATCGAATGTGCTTGAAAATCTTTCAATCGTTTTTGGTAGCTCTCAGCTTGTCTACGAGATTGTACTTAAACAATTGAAACTTGATAGTGTACTTGAAGGGAAGTAGTGTATAATAGGTTCTTCACTACATTCATGTTGTGAACTCAATTTAGCAGTTACAGGTCTTCGGGCCTGTTTCTGTTTTATGGTATAATAAACTACCTAATGTAACTTTGTATCTTTGTCAGATACTCCAATAACAACAGCCTCCAGCGATGGGGGTTTTTGTTTTATAGTATAATCTCTAGCTTTAACAAGCCACATTCTGACCTTAACAGGTCTTTGCCGTACTCCGGTACAGGCAATATGGGTAGGGGTTACTACAGCTTTCATGCTTTAACCCCTACCCTTTCTTTCACTAATAGCCTATATCTGGTGATTCATAGACTAATGACCACAATATATTGTATAATCAACTAATGAAGTATTCAGCAAAATATTCCGTGATTTAGAGGCCGAGTAGCCTCTTTTTTGTTCTTTACATGGAGGTGTAATATGAACGCATTGTTACCGTTTTGGTACATGGGGCTATGTTTAGTAGTTCCATTATTCGCTTTTACTATTGGAGTCCGCAAGGCAATAGGCAAGCGTGACGGCTGGGAATGTCAAGAGGTCGGGTGTGAAAAACGCTTTCAAGATGGTTACATGGTAGATGCAGCTCATCACCCCGAAACCCATCAACGAAGCCACCCCGATTACGACACAACTGCTGGAGGCGATATCCGTTGTATAGACCACCACCAAGAACAACACGAGCGTGGTACGAGCCTCGGCAATCGTGGAGATGATTACGCAGTTGGCAAGCTTGAAAAGCGTGATCGTAGGACTTGGAAATGGCGAGAGAAAAATGGATATAGCTGAGTACTTGGAGGGGTGCATAAATGATTTAATCAATGTACCTCTCCAGTAACTCTGAGCGGCATCTTATAGTCTTAAATAACTTGCAAAGATATCGAATATTTTGTAAGTTATATCTATATCAAGCAACCGACTAGCTTCTGTTGGAGATTTGAAAGTTTAGTTGGGCTGATAGGTCTTACTTTTGTCGGTTCGCCTACCAGTCCAACTAAGTGATTAAATTTTAAGCAACCGACAGGATGGTGAGCAAAAAATCATTTATTTTATACCTCGATAGCCTAGATATTCTCAACGAACTTAACGATAAAGAGGTCGCTAATTTATTTAGGGCCATAGTTGCACACCAACGCGATGAGGAGTACGAATTGTCAAAAATGGAACGTGTTGCATTCCTTCCAATAAAAAACACCCTTAATCGAGAATGTGACAAATGGAACGCAGAAATAGAAAAGAGGCGTGAGGCTGGGCGTTTGGGTGGGCTAGCAAAAGCTAAGAACTCTGTAGCAAACCTAGCAAGTGCTAAAAGTGCTAAGCAAAGTGTAGCAAAGTTAGCTGATAGTGTTAATGTTAATGTAACTGTTAATGATAATGTTAATGTAAAGAAACACACAGGCGATTTTAATTCTTTCTGGAAACTGTACCCGAAGAAGGTCGCAAAACCGAAGTGTAAATCTAAGTACATGAAGCTGGCCACCTCAAAGAAAAAGGAGTCTGAAATTATGAATGGGCTTAATGCACACCTCAAGAAATGGAAAGTAGACGGAACCGAAAGCCAGTTTATCCCTAATCCGATGACTTGGCTTAACCAGGAGCGGTGGGATGATGTATTAGAAAAGATAGTAGACCCATACAAACAGCAGAGCGATCAACGCCAGAAGGATATAGACAAGACAAGAGAACTATTAAGCGATAACAAGTACACAAAAAATAGAAGTACAATAGCAAGTAAGTTGAGTTTACCTTTTTAATGAACACAAAAGAAAGAATAGCTATAGAAGCCACACAAGCAGATGATGCCTTGTGTAAGCTAGGATATAGAAAATCATCGTGGGGATGGGTATTCTCTGCTCGTATAGAAATAGTCCGTGAGAAAGGGTTTGTAGCGGTCATAAACAAGCAATTAGGTTATACCCCGAATGGGGTGAGTTATGGGGCGTACAGGATACTGCAATATATTTTAGGTGATACTAAATCGTTATGATACTTCAGATTTACAGGGCGAGGACTAAAGCAAAGTGTGTAGGCGATGATTACGACATTGTTGTTGAATATTCTCACGCTGTATTTAGTACGATACTTGTATCACTAAGGGAGAGTAGAGAGCTGTTCAGGTTAGATACTCACGACCAAAACAAAGTACCAATTTTTATAGATAGAATCAAAAATACGAACGACCTCAGAGGGTGTGCATGGCGTGAGCTAATGAACTCTTTGACCGTTTCAGTGTTTGAGCAATTACTAGATGAATAGGGTTGACGGATAGAGTGGGAGTATGTATAATAGATTATAAATTGAGTTAGGTAACACATGGAATATACGAGATCTAAATCAGCATGGGCAGCAAGAAACCACCTTCTAAGTATGGATACAGCGTCGATGGTGAAGAAAGTATTAATAAAAAATAGAGAATACCCGGAATCTAACACACCTAGCAAGGCCCTTATGGAAATGGGGGTATGTTCTGCTCGGTATGTATTCGGGGTAGGGTGTCATAGTAATGATTGTACAGGCGGTTGCGATTTTGAACCAGATGTAGGCGAGTTTAAATCGGGCATGGTGTTAGATGTAAGTACAGGAGAATCAATATTATTTTAGCATTATGAGTATGAAAGATAGGAATACAGGGAATTGGAATACAGGGAATTGGAATACAGGGTACGCGAATACAGGAGATAGGAATACAGGAGATAGGAATGCAGGAGATAGGAATGCAGGGAATTGGAATACAGGGAATAGTAATGCAGGGAATTGGAATACAGGGAATAGTAATGCAGGATGTTTCAATCGTGGCACACCAAAGTTCGTAATATTTGAAAAGGAAACGGACGTTAAACGAGATGACATCGGCTTTCCTAGTTATTTCTTCTTTGACCTAATAGTATGGATAGCTGAGCTCGATATGACAGACGAAGAAAAGAGGGATAACCCGATATATGAAACCACTGGTGGGTATCTGAAAGCCTATGGTTACAAAGAGGCTTGGCGGTTATCTTGGAATAAAGCGGGCAAGGAGGATAGAGGTAAGACGTTAAAACTACCTAACTGGAATAACGAAATCTTCTTAGAAATCACAGGGATAGATGTTGAGAAGGAATTGAGTAGCTCACGAGAATATACAACGGACGAGATAGCTAACTCATTAGGAATTGATGTTAAGGATTTGAAGATTAAGAAAGATTAAATTTACTTACTAAAGGAATAAGAGATGAAAATAACAAAAGATTTTGAAGGGTTGGTAAACGAGGGTCATAGATATATTTACAATGGAAATATAAGGACG